AATCAACCTGATCCTATTCCAGACCCCGGGCGATATTTACGGTTTATCGATCTGGGAACGGGCGGACGATGACATTCAACGGGACTGCGATATTATCGAGAGTACTACTAAGGCAATACACCGGCATGGCACGCCGAAACAGCAATGGGATATAGGCACAGCCGACAATCCCGCCAGTGAATCTGATTTCGATTCCGTTGAAAAAGAGATCGAGAAGATCCGGGCGAAGACGGATTTCGTTACCTGCAATACTCGTATAAACATGCTGGATACGAGCGGTGTCCCGAACGTGGATACCTATTCCAACGTCTCTTTACAACGGACGGCCTGTGCTCTGGGCGTCCCTGAAGAAATGCTCGGATTAGGGAGAGGGTCAACTGAGGCAACCGCCACTGTCAGGATGAAAGCGTTCCTGGATAAGATCAGCACCATCCAGGAGATAGTCTCCCGGACCTATTCCCGCAAACTCATTGACCGCATCACCGGGCAACCGGGAATGGTCTGGATTGAGTTCAACGACGTCAGTCCGGAAGACGAGAAGAAGAAAGCCGAATGGATGGCGCTGTTAAGAACCGGACCCGATCCGGATGCGGTAGTGCCGGCTGAATGGGCGCGGGAACAGTTCGGTATTCCCCCGGACGAATCTCCCGAACTCCCGCCAATACCAATGCCAAACCCGTTCTTACCCCCGCAGTTACCGCCGAACCAGCAGACGTTACCCGTAAACGAGGTGCCGACCAGTGGCCAGTAAAACCGTTCGACCAGCAGCAGCGTTCCGGAAAAGTGCGAAAGGCAAGAGAGACCCGACCCGTTCCCTACGGAGAATGAAAGTCTTTGAAAAGGAACTGGTCAGCCTGTTCAAACGGTTCCGGGATTATGTGATCGCAGATTTAGGTAAACGGCATGACCGGCACCTTGAAGTCGGCCAAAATCCCCTGAACATTAATATCTTGACCTTCAACGAAGATATCGATATCATTGCGAGGGACCTGCTGATCAATCCGGCCAACAACCGGATTGAGGTCAAGATCCCGGAAGCCTATCAGGCCGGGGGGGCGTTCGGGAGTATTGCATTAGGCGGCACTCTCGAACAAAGGCAGGAAGAATGGAAGAAGATCGTCGCCCAGATTAACGTGACGAAAGCAGCGTTCTCGGGCATTACCCAGGCAACGACATCCAGTATAAAATCAATTGTCGGGAACGGCATCATCCAGGAGGAACCCCTCTCGGAAATTGCCCGGGACATTGTCCGAACCGTTGATAAGATCGGGATTGTCCGGGCAACTATGATGGTCCGCACGGAAACGATGAAAACAGTTAATGCCGGGATTAAGGACCGGTATAAACAGGCAGGAGTGACAAAGGTCGAATGGTTGTCAGTAGCAAACGATCCCTGGCCGTGTGAAGAGTGTGCTAGTTACGAAGGCCAGGTCTATCCCATTGACGACCACCCGGAGATCCCCGTTCATCCGAACTGCTGCTGCACTCTGTTACCCGTAATCGAGATACCGGAAATGGAAGGCGATTAAATTGACTGCAAAGAAGAAACAACCAGAACAGCAAGAGGAACCCTATAAACCGATGGCCGTCCAGGAACCGACAACCTTCGAAAGACTAGCAGCTCTTGAACTCCGTATGACAGAGATGGAGAAAGCAGTTAGTCAGCATAACCGATACCATTTCGGGGGGTATAGCAAAGAATGACATTTAAAGGGTTCCCCCCGGCAGCAAAAGAGTATATCCGGCAGAATAAAGGAGAATGGCCGTCCGTCCTTGCCTATAAGATCGGGGTATTATTCAATTATCGATGTACAGATCGCGGTGTGAGAGGACAGATAAAAAAACTTTAATTAATCTGTTTTATCTTCTGGCGAATATACCGGCGGACACTGACGTTCTTCTCGCCTTTTAGTCTGGCTTTCAGGACGTCCAGTAAAGTCTGTTCTCCGGCAATAAACCGTTTACGGGATATATTCCCGACTTTCTGCAAGTACATAATATTACTACTAATAATATTTTTGTGTGATGTTAATATACTTTTCTCTGTGTAATATTACTATGCCCTACCAGGGTGAGCACTCGGCAAGGATCAATCCACCGGGGAAGTACGAGAAGTTACGCCGGCAGAACAATAAGTTCGGCAAGGGCGTTCACGCTATTTTCGGGATTCTCACGGAAGGAGGATCTGAAGTTCAGGCACTACACTTCGATTCGGATCTCTTCACCACCGATCAGGCAAAGGACTGGCTCAAGGAGCACGACTATAAGACGATTGAGTTCGCCCCGGCCCTGAAAGAAGAGGAAGAGAACCGGGAAGCAGAAGAACCAAAACAAGTTCATCGGTATCTTGCAATTGAGATGGTGCCGTCCTCTGACATTCTGGAATCAGATGGCGGTCTGACAGTGCCGGGAGTTAAACTCCTTGCACCTGGAACATGGACGGATTCGACCCAGAAGACTCCGTGCAGGTATACCGCTGAAACGCTTGAACGATTCACAGGAAACTGGACGGATAAGTCCTACTGGAGCAGGCACAGTGGCGGCACTCCAAGAGACATCACTGATCGGATTGCAGATATCCGGAATGTCCGGTATGAAGACGGTATAATAGCAGACCTGTTCTTCCATGGTGCAACGTCAAAATCACAAGATGCGATCTCGTTGCTGAAGGCAGCGGCGTCCGGGAAAGTTCCCTGGCCGTACTCTTCTGTTGAGATGATGACCCGCGATAAGTGGATTACTTCAGAGAAGATGTATGAAGCCCAGGAGATCCTGTTTGACGGTGCGGCAATGGTGAACCAGGGTGCATGCCGGACATGCAAGATCCGGAATAACGAAGAGGGCAAGCCTGTTGAGACACCCTCCGATGAGAAAATACAGGATGAGACTATGGCAGATCAAAAGGAACTCGAAGCCAAGGTCGACGCTCTCACCAAAGAGCTGGAGACCATGAAAGCAAAACCCATCGAGCCGGTAAAAGTTGAGGTCCCGAAGGAACTCACTGAGGCAATGGGTACGATCAAGACCCTATCGGAACGTCTTGAACGACTGGAGAAAGCACCTGCACCGGCTGCAACGCAGCCGACGGGTGAGACAAAAGAACTCGAATCAGTACCGGAATATCACGTTCACGTGGACCGTAAAAACGGCATTGTGGGTGTGTAACCATGGGCGTCACTACACCAGTGGCGTTCGACCCGAACCCGGAGAATCTGGGACTTGTTGTTACTTTTAAGGCAGGTACCGCAATCCTTGCCGGACAGGTAGTTGCATTCGCAGATGCAGGAACGGATTATACCGTCATCCCCGCGCTCAGTACTGTCGGAACGCCGGCAGGAGTTGCACTTGCTTCCCAGGCAACGGTTGGAGGACCTGTACCTGTGGCAATGAACGGGTGTGTTGTAACGGTAATGTGTGCGGCGACGGATACCAGCATTGACGCCGGTCATTTCGTATCGGTAGACAGTGCCGTTCCGGGGACCGTGATCGAGTTCGATCCGGCACTCGCAGCAAACACCGCGACAACGGATGTCGGGATCTGGCCGATCGGATACACAATTGAGGATACAACCGCCGGTGGGGGAACAGTTGGCTCAACCGTGCCAATTGTAATAAACGTGACCCCGATCTTCACGGCCCACGCATGAGGTGAACAGAAATGGCAGCAACAACACCACAAGCATTTGATCCAGATCCAAAACACCTCGGCCTTGTCATGACCTTCTATGCAGGATCAGCGATCCTGCGGGGACAGGTTGTCGGGTACGCAGATGCAGGAGATACCCGGACAGTAATCCCGGCAATAAGTACCGCCGGAATACCCATTGGCGTTGCCCTGGAATCCCAGGCGACAACTGGCGGGAAGGTTCCGGTCGCAATGAACGGGGCGGTCTTAACAGTAATGATGGTTGATGACGGTTCGACGCTCGATGCCGGGCATTGGGTAATGACCGGAGCAGTCGCCGGATGCGTTATTGAATGGGCACCCTCGGTGATCGGGCACGTTGCAGTCCTTTCAACAGGAGCATTCCCGGTCGGGTATGCCCTGAAAGACAGCGTTCTCGGGACTGCAACCGCAGCGAATTACGGGTCTACTGTTGAGATTGTCGTGAACACCTGCCCGATATGGTGCGATGTAAACTGAGGTGAAAGAACATGGGAAATAATACGTTTGTAGCAATTGACCCAGACCCGATTCATCTCGGTCTCGTCAAGACATTTATCGCAAAGACCGCCATCCTGAGGGGTGCGGTTGTCAGTTTCCATGATACCGGGATCAGTCGGGAAGTCATCCCGGCGACAAGTTCAACCGGCACCGCAATCGGAGTTGCACTGAACTCACAGGCAACTGTCGGAGGGGAGGTCACAGTAGCGATGCAGGGTTCGGTCATTAAAGTGATGGTCAGCACTGACAATGTCGGCATAGATGCAGGACACTGGGTCACCAGTTCAGCAATAGCCAGTTGCGTGGTTGAACTCGATCCTGTTGTCTCGACACATGTAGCAGGAGAAGCCGGGTTCAGAATACTCGGATACACCATTGACGATATCACTGCAGGTGCACTCGCAACCGGGTATATCGTAATCAACGTAATGCCACGCTGGTCACTATCAGCCTGAGGAGGGAAAAATACCATGACACAATTATTCATAAAAGCACTCGAAGCGGCTGTCGCAGGACCCGCCGAGAAGAAAGCAATCCAGGGCGAGATTGTCAACCGGGATATCCCGGCAATTGAACGCGCTCTCGGGGTAAAGTATATGATCGAGAGTGAAGACGGCAAGCTGGGAAAGGCCCGGGACCTGCTCCTCACTGAAGGGATCGAGAGCACTACGCTGATCCAGACGGAGATTAACCGGACGATCATTGAAGGGTCCGAACCGGCAAAGTGTTTCCGGAATGCCGTGCCGGTGTTCACCATGAATGCCAACACGATGCAAATGAATATCGGGGAGACTGGCACCTATGCGCCTATCGTTGCAGAAGGAGCGGAGATCCCGATCAACAACCAGACATATACCGCACGCACCTGGACATCGAAGAAGTTCGGCGAGAGGCCGATGATCACCCGGGAAATGGTGGACGATTCCCTGTTCTCGGTGGTTGAACTTGAGGTCCGTAAGACCGGGTACCGGATTGAGAATACCCTCAACCAGTGGATGCTCTCGGTCATGCTGGACGGTGCTGGCAACAACCATGATATTGCTGCAGCAGCCGGCGTGATTGGCGGGATTGTCGCTGTAATGGCAGCCCGGCAGGCAAACCTGACGGATGGATATACCTCCGACACGATCATCATGCACCCCGCGTGTACGACCTATCTCTACAAGGACTTCGTGCCAGGATACAACCCCTTGTCCCTTGGCTACGTCGCCTCCGGGCAACTCCCGAGCGTCATGGGATGCAGGGTATTTGAGTGCGGAGTTTCATGCACCAGCACTTCACTTCCATTCAAGGTTGCAGCGGCCAACAGCGACTGGAGTGGACCCACAGATGAGAAGATGGGCGGATTGATCTTCGACAGCAAGAACTGCGGCGGGATCGGAATGCGCCAGGATACCCGCGTCGAGCGGTACTCTGATCCTGTCAGGGACCTGATCGGCATGTCCGTTACCATGCGGGCAGCCTGCCAGTATGCCGTTGCCAATTCAATCTGCACTATCGAGTACGGCGGAGCATAAGCTGAGGGAGGTCATCCCTCATGCTTTCCTCACAGAATAGCGGGAAATATCTGACCCGGACGTATGAACGTGAGCGGGAGCGATGCGCCTGGAATAAGGACAAGTATACCGCAGCAGACCAGGCCTTCTATGAGATCAGTGGTCAGTCTCCCGGGATGGGCGACAGGGAATGGATGGAGAAATCATTTAAAATGTGTACGTTACCCGTCGATCCCCTGACCCGCCCCCAGGTGATGGATATCAGGGATAACCCGGAGGTGGGGCATTGACGTTCTGCACGACAGCCGAACTGGTCGGTTTATCAGGGTCAA